ATGCGCCCTAACCCCGAGGGGCTATCTTTATCTGTAGGGTTCCCATGCGGGGTCATCATGGCAGTATCATAACGCGCCTGCCATTGCCCGCCTTGCTATCCTTGTAGCAATTCTTATTCATACACCACCTCCCGCCCTTTTATACAGCAAAACCATAGGCTCCAGCGTATCGGCTAAAGCCTTGCGCTCAAACGGTTGCCAAGTCTCAATCGGCCTTGTGCTGTCTAGCCCCCGGAAGTGTTGCGCGATATGGCCCGCCCACTTAATCCAGCGCGTGCCATCCGCCTTCTGTCCTAAGCTACTGCCGCCGCTGTCAGCAACCTCGTCATTACCGATGATGCCGATAAGCTTAAGCTGGCGCGTATCCGCTTCAAGACATTCGCGCTTCTGCCTTACCTTGTGAATGCCATGGTAAACATCGGCCTGTTCAGCGGTTAAGCTTGGAACGTGTTCACGAAGCCATTCATGCAACCTGCCGTGATATTGGTCCTTTGCCTTGTCGATAAGCGTGCCAACATCAGCGGCGGCATTTAGCGCCTTGTCGATGTTCTGGCGTGCCTCTGTGGCAATAGATAGCGCCTCCTGGTGCTTGCTGGCGATTTCTCCGGCTAGGCTTGTGGATAGTTCTTGGTTCATAGATTTGCCTTCATGTAGGGACTTGCGGGAAGCTGGTGTCTGCGGCAGAAATCGACCGCCCGATAAGAAATAAGCGCCCTCGTGGTGCCTAAGTTGGCGGCGATCTCCGACATGGACCTGCCCGCTAAATTGTTTGAGCCAATAGCGTAAGCCACCCCAAACTTCTCGGGACAGTCGGGCATTTCGTCGATTACAGCCGAAAGAATGGCCATCATTTTCCGCGCTACTTCGATCTCCTCAGTCGGATAATCGTCCTCATCTTCATAAGGATGCCTCCAGTGCGTATCGGCTAAATCTTGCTGCACGCTCGCTTTGTCCGGCAAATCGCGCTATCTGTCAAACTTGAATATCCGGAGGACAGTCAGAGTTGGCAATGGCCTCGGCGCGCGGGATTGCAAGCTTCAGACCGGTTGCGGTGGCGACGGGTGACATCTTGCCAAAAACCTGCGCGGAATCAAGCGGCAAACGGGAGGCAACAAAGTTACTGGCCGTAACAATCCCGTGTTGGAGGCTAACCCATTAAAAATCATGGCGGGAAGCCCCATACTACTACCTACAACTAAATAAAGATAGTAGTAGTAGTAGTAGGCTCTCTCATAGGGCCTCTCTCTCTGAATTTCTCTCTCTATTTAATAGGGGCTGTCTTCCGGAAATTACCGTTGTAAGCTAACCCGTTGATTATTAGCGAAAATGCCGTAACAAACAACAACAGCCCACAAAAAAGCCCGACCCCGGTGAAGGGATCGGGCTGAAAAATCCTGCGCCGAAATCAAAACGGGATGTCATCGCCGTCATCCGTGGCCAGCGCGGTTTGCTCCGGCGGAGGTGCCGCAGCTGCCCGCCCGACGGGCTTAAAGTTGCCGACAATCGGCCCCTTTTCACCGGCTTCCCGCCGCTCTTTAGTGAGGTTGACGGCGGCGAATCCGGTGTATCCGTATTTATCGGGTCCGTCTCGATTCGGAACCAGGGTCAGCTCCAAATAGCGGCCTTTCTCACTGACGTGGACGGCATTGGCTTGGAGCGGAATTGCGACGAACGCGGCGCCGTCCTTGGCCGTAAATAGGCGGGCTCCAGTGAGCTTCAGTAGGTCAATTTTCAGCGATTGCATGGTGGTGTTTGGCAGTAGATCAAACGAGAGATGCTGCGTCAACGTCGGCAAATTCACGGCCAACCGGTGCCAATTCGCATCGGTCGCGGCACTCGGCTGGGTCAGCGCATCCGCAGCGCGGGCATTCACCAGGCGCTGGCAAGCGTGCGATAGCGTCGCGGATCGTTCGGTTGCTGCGAACGAATCCATCGGCAAGCGCGTCCTCGTGGACGCCTTGCGCATAGGCAAATCGAATCGCATGGTTGCGGGCCGCGCAGGCGGCGTAGTCGTGACGATGCGGATCGTGGACGGCGGAAGGCTTTAACCCGGCTGCTTTCGCGGCCTCACGGATGCACTCCCGAATGATAAAAGCGACTTGTGTGGTGGTCATGGGGTTGGGAAAATTGCCACTGTGCCGGGCTGCTCCCGACATGGGACCGGCATCAGCGGCGCTGGAAAATCAGGGAAGCGGTGGTAATTCGATGCAGTGGCAAGCAATGCGGTCATCGTTCGGGTGTAAATCGGCAATTCGATACTTGTCGATCTCGCATTCAAACGTCAAGTCCGTGGCAATAATCCATTCACCTTTCCAGTTAATGGTTTCCACATTTTCACCCTCCGCAAACGCGGTGATCATCGGCAGCATTTTTTTGGCGTGTTCTCTGGTCATGTTTTTATTGTTGAAAGGTTTCCGGGCTGTCGTGGGCAATCCGCCTCGGACGAGGTTGAAACGACTGGCAATGTGCCGCCCGGTTTCTCACTGGAGAAAATCTTGCGCGTATCCCGTCGCGCCCCGGTGGCCCGCCGGGTTAGCGGCGGGCTGGGTGGGTTAGGCAGAGGCCGGAAGCATCGCTTTGTATTTATTGAGGAGGATTTTCATCCTCTTGAGTCTCACCATGGCTTCCGGCGTCGCGGCGCTCCAGTCGCCGGAAATTGCGTGAGAGAGTTGCCAGATTTGGAATTCGATTTCTTTCTTGGTGGTTTGCATTGGTTGGTTCGTTTGGTTGACGGCGCAAACCTACCGCGCCGTTGCACTTATGCAACACAATTCTGAATTATTCTCAAAACGGCACCGAAACAGCCCGCTGCCGTATGTTAAGGCCGAAATTCAGGACCTCGTGCTTTTCATGCCCGGGCACCCGCTCAAGCTGCTGCCGCCATTTCGCGCCGGCCCACGGCGTTTCCGCGAAGATCCGCTCCAGGGCTGGATGGCGGTTGGCGATGCTGGCCCGGCCATCTTTGATCAAAATGCCATGCCGGCGGAGAGCCTCGCGGGTCTGGTTCCGCTCGCCGAGCTGCTGCTCGGTGGCATAGTTGTCCGACAGGCTGGCAATGGCCACTGACTCGGATACCGATCGAGTCACCGGGCGATCATGCATCTCGTAACGGATTGAGGCGGCGAATAGGTGGCTCAAGCATTGGTTTTCGTCGTTGTCGATCTCCTCGGACTTGAAGCCGGTCCAGTCCTGTTTGGCCATCCAGTCCTTGGCAAATTCCTCAGTGGCGATCCGCGTCGAGGTGAGGGAAAACGCGCCGGCCAGCAGGGTGCCGAGTTGGTCGGCGGATCGCTTGTCGCCGGTGAATTGGACGGCGACGCAAGAAAACGTTTCTGCATTCGCCCGCAGCGTTTTGGCGTTGGCGAGCGACCGGGCGCGGATTTGATCGGCAAAGCCTTTGCGTTGCACTGTGTCCAACCATAGCGCCTTGACGATCTCGAAATGCTCCTGGGAGCCGGGGCCGTTGTTTTTGCGAAGCTGTAGGACGGTGATGCGTGATACGTCAGCTTTCTTGACAGCTGCAACGCCGATGGAGGCAAAAAGGAAACAGGAGCGAACCATATAGTCAATCGCGCCGCCGCCTGCGCTGCCTTTGGTTATCCGGGCCTTGCTCTCGCTCGACGCTTGGCGAGCAAGTTCCAGCACGCCCTCAAGCCGTTGCTGGCCGCGCTTGTCCTCGCTCTCCGCCTCATCAAAGACGACGGGCAGCGCGTCGGAGCCGATCTTTTGTCTCAGTCCGGCCTCAGTTGTCGCGCCCTGCACGTGGATCGCGGAGTCGCCGACGATGGGGGAGATGATGTTGGCCACGCTCCAGCTCTTCCCGGATCCGGACGGCCCGGTTAGCCACAGGTGCGGCCTCCAGACCAGCGCTCCGCAGATCGGCGCGATGGCGAGCCACCCGGCGAGCAACTTGCCGTATAGCGGCCGTTCCCAGCTTAACATTTCGCAGAGTTCGATCATGCGGGCAGCGGTGCGGTTATCGGCCCCGTCGCCGGAATCGACCGGGATCTCGAGCGCGCCTTCGTAGATCGCCCGGACGGTTGAGGAGAACTGCGGGATCGGCCTCGCTTCGCCGTTGATGACAAGCCGGTCGCCGGCATGATAAACCACATCGTCACCGTCGATCCAGCATCCACGTCCGCGAATCCGCTGCGGGTCGAATTTTGGGAGTGACTGCGACCGCTGGATAAGCGCGTTTACGGCTTGGTCCCAGCCTTTGCCTGTTAGATCGCCACCTCCGCCATAGCCTGACTCCCACGCGTTTAGCACCGCCAGCCGCATGAGATTATTTTTAGTATGCGAGGATGCCGTAAGGTTGACGACCTGCTGCCCACGGTCAGGCATGTAAAAAAACGAGTCACCGTCCACACCGAGCAAGCGGAACGGGAGGTCTTCGATCCTGTCGTCTTGCTTCGTGGGAGGCAATGCCGAAGGAACTCCCTGCTGAACCCACTTTGACTGCCACGGCTCAACCTCGTCTTGCGTCGGCTCTTGCTCAGGCATCGGATCGGCCCTTGGCGTCATGGCCTCGATCAACCGCGCACGGTCCCAGCCTTCGGCCACCGCGTCTGCTAAATCCCAGCCGTCATCCGGGCCGGTCGGAGGTGTGATGATTCGGACCTTCGCAGCGATCCCGGCGAGAGCCTTCAAGATGGCTCGTGCGGCTTCGATGCCGGGAGCGTCACGGTCCGGCCAGATGAGGACTTTGCGGCCAGCGAGCGGCGACCAGTCAGTGTATTTGACAGCCTTCGATCCGCCCGGCCAAGTCACCACGATGCCGGGCGAGATGGTGCGGGCGGCGTCAGCGGCCTTCTCTCCCTCGACGATCAGCACGCCGGCTTCGGGATTGGCTGCGAGCAGGTCAAGGCCGTAGATCGGTCGGGGTTTGGCAAACGAGAGCCAGCGCCATTCGGTGCCACCAAGAGCGTGCCGCGCCCATGTCAGCGGCACCACCTGCTTCGAGCCGTCCGGTAGGTCGAAGCGGCAGACGGCACCGAACAGGCATCCGGCAGCATCACGGTATTCCCAAACACCGGACGGTGTAGCGAAGCGGTGGTGCTGGATGATTGCCGGCAGGCATGTGCCTTGCGGCGCGGTTGTCGGAGTCCACTCATCATTGGCAACCTTAGTCTTTGGTGCGGCTGTCACGCCTTGAGACTCAATCCCGGTCCGGAACCGCTCGCCGATCTCGATGGCGGCGTCCTTCATCGAGCACGACCGGATCGCGGCGAGCAGCGAGACGGGATCGCCGCCACCGGCGTCGCTTGAGAAATCCTTCCAGACGCCGCTGCGCGTGTTGATGCTGAGCGATCGGCCAGGCTCGCCGGACAGGGAGCCGATCTTGAACTCATGGCCCTCGATGCGCCCGTGCGGAAACCACTCGTAGAGCAGGGATTCGAGCGATGAGAGTGCGGCAGCGTTAATTGCCGCGAAGTCGATTTTCATGGTTGGTGCGTGCGGTCAGATGAGACGCAGTGTCTGCTGCGCTGTTGCATTTGCAAGATTCCCACAAGCCTGATTGAAATAAGACTCTTTTAGTTCGCTGCCGGTAAACTTTCGGCCAAGCTCAAGCGACATGACACCTTCACTTCCAATGCCCGTGAACGGCGAATAAACCAGGTCGCCAGGATTTGACCAAAGCGTCACGGATCGTTCGATGACATCGAGCTGGAGTGGGCAAAGGTGTTTTTCGTCGGAGGGGCATCGAGCGGCCCTTACGTTAAGGACGTTAGTTTGCCGAATGTCCATCCAAACGGGAGAGGCCCATTGCTGCCACTGATCCAATGGGAAATCCTCGCGGGAATGCGTCACCGGGTTTTCCTTCATTTCCTCGGGATCACCCCACTTGCGGAAGATCATCAGATACTCCGCCATGCCGGTGCGCGTGTATTTCGAGTTGCCGCGAAGCTGCTTGTAAAGCAAGCCTTGCGCTTTCGTCCGCTGCATCTCAATCACGGGGTCTTTCCAGATTGTAACCTCGGCATGGTAAGCCCATCCAAGCTCAACGTGGGCGCGGATGATTTCGCCCCGAAAGTCTCGCATTCCCGCCTTGCCGTCCCGGTTCGTGTAGTTCACAAGGTTCTTGCAATGCACAGCGGAAAGGCAACCGGGTTTTGTGATTCGCATCTTTTCAGCGATCAGGAACTTGTAATGCTCCATAAACTCCGCGTCATTGGAACAATTCCCCATGTCCTGCGCATCGGCGCTGTAGATGTAGAGCGAGGCGAACGGCGGCGAGTAGATTGAAAAGTCAATCGAGTTGTCGGCTAGCGACCGCGCATAGCGGACGCAATCGGCATTGGCCACAGTCCACCCGTCGCCCGTTTTTGTAGTAATGTCAGTTTTCATTGTCAGCTGTTTGTCGTCTTCGTTTCTCAGGTATTTTGCAGCTTGTTTCATCGCGACCTGCATTTTCCGGTGAGCATCAATCTTCGTGTTGACCACGGAAAGAATGCTTTGCTCATTCGGTCCTTGGATCACCCATGCCGTCACCGGAAGCTTTTGGCCGAAGCGGTAGGACCGGCGAAGCGCCTGGTAGAACTCCTCGAAAGAGTAGGTCAACCCGACGAAAACCACCGTGCTGCAATGCTGCCAATTCAGGCCGTGGCCTGCGATTCCAGGCTTTGTGATGATGACCCGTGACGAGCCGGTCGTGAACGATTCCAGCTTGGACTCCTTTTGCACCGAGGTGTCACTACCCCTCACCTCAATGGCTTCAGGGATCAATCTTTGCAGCTCGTCCGCTTCGTAATTCGTGTTACACCAAACAATAACCGGCCCGTCAGTGAATGCCACGATGCGCGCAGCTTCCTTGCAGCGAGCTGGGCAGGAAATCCGCATTTCCTTGTGAATCGTCGTAGCGTTCAATTCCGGGTTGCGGAAAAGCTCGCCGTCATTCGCGCCTTGCGTTTCGTCGATTTCCACAAAAACCGGAGTCATTGTAAGTTGAGGAAGGACGTAAGCAGACCCGTCGAATCCAATGTCTTCCGGGTTGGAAACGCAAGCGGCCCAACCCGAAACCCATTCCCAAAAGTCAGCCTCCGCGTGGCCCTTGAGTCGGTAGCTGCCAAAGTTCATCGTGTCGTTGATGAACCAGCGGGAAAGCATTTCATTCGACGGCATGACGCCAAGGAACTCGGCGTGCTGGCCAAACTCCATGAAGTCATTCGGCGCTGGCGTAGCAGTGCAACAGAGTCGGTAGGGATGATTGGCGAAAGTATCAGTCAGGAGCTTTCGGGTCTTTCCGGTGAAGTTCTTGAGGATTGAGCTTTCATCAAGCACGACTCCGACAAATTGCGAAGCGTCGAAGTGTTCCAGCTTTTCGTAATTGGTGATGAAGATTCCGCTGCCTGCGCACTCCGACTGGTCCTTCACGACTCTGGCAGCAATTCCAAACTTCGTCGCTTCCTTCATGGTCTGATGAGCAACTGCAAGCGGAGTGAGGATTAGCACCATGCCGTTCGTGTGCATGGCAACCTGATGCGCCCATTCAAGCTGCTGAAGAGTTTTCCCGAGCCCGCAATCCTCAAATAATGCGGCGCGACCTTGTTTGACTGCCCATTTTACAACGTGAGCTTGCCAGTCGAAAAGAGGAGCGGTGATCGGCATCGGATTAAAGCCTTGAGACTCTGCCTTGCGGCTTTTTGTTTGAATGAATTGGTCGTATTCTTGCGTCGGTGTCATTGGTTGGTTTGGTTAGTGGTTGGTGAGGGATTGAGGCTCTAACTTGGCTTGCGCTGGCTGGCAAGCTCTCTCTGATTCATGCTGTCACCCTCGTCCCAGCCTGCCTCGTAGGCATACCAACGAAGCGAGCGGGCCGGGTAAGCGTTGTCCCAGTGGCCCCGGCGGGCGTCGTCGAATCCGGTTTTTAGGATCGGCTCCAGGGCCTTCCAATGCGGCGAGCGCTGGAGTTGTTCGAGGGTGGGCGGAATGGGTGGTTGCGGCATGATCAGAGGTCAGGGCTGATCGGGTAGTAAATGTCGATGCCGCAGTGGCCATGCTTGTAGGCTTGTGACTCCATGTCCGCAATCAACTGCAATCCGGCCTTCCAAAATTTCACAGCAGATTTCCCTGCTTGCGAAGTTTTCCCGCAGGCGTTTGGGATGTCGCACCGGATCTTGAGTGCGATAGGATTCCGCAAAAATTCAGCGATTGCCTTGTGCTCTTCGAGCGTCATGTTTTGTTTTTTAGTCATTGGTCAGAGTGGTTTGATAATCCCCAGCGCATCGTCAACGGTCCGAGCCACCCCCGCAAGTCCTCCGTCTGCTTTGACCCGGCCGATGAAGTTGCGCTGGTGGTCGGTCACGCGAGTCCGCTCGCCCTTGACCTCGATGGCGACGAAGATCGCGAGCTTCTGGCCGATCATGTCGGGTGTGACAGTGAGCGATCGCCAGCCAATCAGGTCGGAGCCGCCTGGATTGGCGACGCCGTAGCGGATGAGTCGGCCCTCGGCATCCTTGAGCGCGCCGCAGTTGTTGCGGAACAGGCGGACGCCGGGAGTCGAGAGGCCAAGCATGATGGCCCGCAGACGGTTCATTTCGGTCATGGCTTGTCCGGGTAAAGTTCCAGAAGTAGGTCGATTTCATGGCGGGCTTTGAGCAAATCCTCCCGGCCCTTGCCTCCCCGCCTCCACCGGCAAAGCCGCTTGATGACGCACCCTTCAAGGAAGGATAAGTCGTTGGCTTCGGCGAAGATCGCGGGCTGTATCGGGAGCGACTTGTAGTGGTCGCCGCCGATCTGGAGTTCGGATGGCTTGGTCTCCATGGTAGCGGGTCAGAATAGGTCGGGTTGCGGGGTTGGTTGAGCAGGCGGCGCTTCTTCGGCCACCGGCGGGTTCGCGATCTGCTCGCAAACATCCATCGCGTAGCCGCTCAGTTCGTGGATGAGTTCGGCGAGGGTTTGGCCGGGGTCGGGTTGGAGGTTGGCGATGGATTCGAATGTCTTGTGGGACTGATTAAGGCTCGCCAGCCATGCTTTGAATGATGATCCGCCTTCTTTGGTGAATTGGATTTTGCGGTTTCTTCGGCGTTTCTGCTCGGCTCGTCGCGCCCTACTCTCCTCCGGTGTCATGCTCATCGCATCACCCCCTTCCGCGAGTTCCAGACGTGCTTCGCCCAAACATCCGGCGAGCGGTAGCCACGGGCGCGGCCAAGCGCGATCAAGTCATTGAGCGTCTGCGCGCTGCCCTGCTCCTGCTTTTTCCGTCGGGCGATTTCCTTCGGGTCAATTTCCACCAGCTCGCCTTCGGCCTGCTCGATCTCGCGCTCCTTTTTTGGATACTCAAACCCGCACTCCGGACAAACCGGTGCGGGCGGGTGGCAGCAGTAGCACTCCCCGCATTGCAGCTGCTGGATTTCGTCCTCGTCGGTGGCCTTGCGCTTCTTTTTTTTCCGGCCATCCAGCGTCCAGTCTCGGATGTCCTCCGCGAAACCGTGGCGGGAGAGGTTGCCTACGTGGTCAAGGATGATCGCCTTTGCCTTGCCTGGTGCCGGACGAAGCACGCGGCCAATCTGCTGGAGGTGTAGTCCGAGGCTTTTCGTCGGACGAAGCAGGATCGCAGCGGTGACAAGCGGCAAGTCAAATCCCTCGTTGATGATCTCGCACGAAGTCAGCACGTCGAGTCGCCCGTCGCCAAGCGCCCGCACAACTTCCCGGCGGGCATCGCGGTCCATCGTGCCGTCAATCGTCGCGGCCCGGTAGCCCGCGGCGTTGAACTGGTCGGCGACGTGCTGGGCGTGTTTGACTGAGCAGCAAAACGCAACGGCCGGCGCTCCCCGGCAGATGCGCGAGTAATGATCCACCGCGTCGCCGGTAATCGTCGGCCTGTCCATCTCCTCGGCAAGTTGGTCCTGGGCAAAGTCACCGCCGCGAGTGCCAATGTGCGAGAGGTCAGCGACAACAGGCGGCGCGTAATAGACCGGCGGTGCCAGGTGTCCACCTGCAATCAGGTCGGCCACTTCAGGCCCACGAATCAGGTCATCAAACACGTCCTTTAGCCCCCGGCCGTCGAGCCGCTGCGGCGTTGCCGTCACGCCAAGGACGCGAGCCTGCGAGTGGTGCGCGATGACTTTTCGCCAGTTTCCAGCTGTCGCGTGGTGCGCCTCGTCAGCGATGATTAGCGCCGGCCGGAATGAGTCTAGCCGGCGGACGTAGGTCTGGACGCTGGCCACCTGCACCGGAAGCGAGCGATCCGGCGAGCGACCGGCAGCAATCACGCCGTGATCGACACCGAATGCGCGGAGCGTGCGGCACGTCTGATCGACAAGCTCTTGCCGATGCACAAGGATAACGACGCCGTTGCCTTTTGCTGCCGTCCCCTGGGCGATGTAAGAAAATAACACCGTCTTTCCGGAGCCCGTCGGTGCCACAACAAGCGGCGACCGCTTGCCGGATCGGTAGGATCCTCGAACGCCATCGACGAGATCGAGCTGATAGTCTCGGAGTTGGATCATGGCGACTCCTTGGATGCGGCTGCTTTTGCTTTTAGGTCTTGATACTCGCACCACCAATTGATCGACGTTTCGTCGAAGTAATCTAGCTCGGTTGCGAGTCGCTTGGATTCGTGCTTCCAGACGGTGACCTCGCGCTCCATCTCCTGTGCGAGGTCGCGAAGCACGAAGCTCCACTGGCCGTCAGATGCGGCGATTGCTGCGTCGGTTCTCGGCGTGTCACTCATGGCGGGCCTCCTTCCATGCTGCCAGTGCTACGTCGTGTTCCGGGACAAACTGGATCATCTCGCCAGCCAGCAAGTCGTAATTGTAGAGCGTAAGCACGCTTGCCAGCCTGTCCGCAAGCGCCCGCTCGGCGGAAAGCTCAGCCCTCGCGTCGTTCCGCTCGCCTAGTGCGCGGATGGTATCGAGGTCGGCCTGCTTGCGGTCTTGGCGCTCTTGCTCTAGCTGTCGCTCGAGCTCTTCCAGCCGTTCGGCGGCGGCGTCGAGCATCAAGCCAATCTCTGCCGGGTGAGGCTGCTCTAGCGTCTCATCGCCTCGTCGCCAGCGATTGAATTGGCGAATCTGGGCGGACAGCTCTTTTGTCTCAGTTTTCATGCTCCGCCTCCTTTCACTCTGGCAATAGCGGCGCGGATCAACCGGATTTCCCTAACGGTGATTTCGCAATACGCCGTGTTTCCGTTCCACGATTCTTGAATCTCATCGTTCGGAAATGGGTCAATCCTTTGCATCGCCTCTAGCAGCTCGTCGCGCTGGCGGAGTATCCGCTTACATGCTTCCAAGACAGTCTCGTTTGGGCGCTTAATGGCCTTCCATACGGCCAAATAATCATCCTCATGCTCAACATTTCTTCGCTCGGCCTGCTTTAATCGGAACTCCATTTCGAGCGCGGCATCTTGCGCCTCGTCGCGTTGGCGCTCCATCTTCCTTGAGTGATCGCTCATCGCGGTTGCGTATGCCCAAATGGAAACCCGCGAGTCATACATGCCGCTTGGGAGGCGAGAAACAGCATCCCACGCTTCTTTAGTCTCCGGTGTTGGTCGGTCACTCATGGTGCTGGTGGGGTTGCGCAAGCAAGTTCGATGTTAATGCGCGCGAGGCTGGATGCACGCGGCTGGAATTTGCCAGTCTTCCAGCGCCACCAGGTAACGCGGTTGATGCCGGCCAGGAGAAGGACGCCGGTGATGGTGTAGCCTGCCGCCTTGACGCGGGACTCGATCTCGGTGGTGGTCATGGTTGGATGATGCGAGCAGGCCCCCGCACGTCGGCATCGCCGGGCCCGGGGTTGACGTAGTTGATCAGGGCGACGGCCGCGTAGAGCGCGGAGGCGAGGAGGAAAAGTCGGGTCATGGCTTTGGCAGGTTGCGGAGTTCAAGGCGGGCAGCCACGGCCTGCTCGATGTGCCAGCGGCGGGCATTGGGTTTACCCATGCGGCGGGCGTGACGGGCGAGCGCCAGTCGGTCGCGGATCTCAGAGTGGAGGTCGGTGGTCATGGTGGTGGCTTATGTTCAGGCGAGGATTGCGGCAACAACGCGGTCAAAACGCTCCAAAGCGTCGTCACCGGCTGGCATGGATGCGATCTTGGCCAGGATCGGCAGCGCTTTGGCTTGATCAGCAAGAACCGCCTTGTGCTCGGCGGTCATCATGTGGGCCAGCGACTGGAGCATCCCGGCGGCGGCAGCTTGCTCGGCGGTCATTCCGGCGCGGTCGGCCATGGCATCAAACTTGGCTTTTCCGTCGAGTCCGAAAATCAGTTGGGCGATGGTGGTCATGGTTGGTTGGTTGGTTGGTTGGTTGGTTGGTGGTTGGTGTCGGTTGACGGCGTGAAACTAGCCCCCCCGTTGCGTAAGTGCAACAAGAAAAAGCCCGCCCGCAAAAATAAATTCACCGGGGCCAGCCAGGTCAAACAAGGAGCGGGAGGGCAACACCAGGAGCATCTGTCATGATCTTTTGCGACGGAGTCCGGCGGTATCTGCGCTATTGCCTTCGGCAGAGGGATTGCATCCATAGCCAGGGAGGTGGCCATACATTGAGATTCTGGCGACCACGCTGCCCGTGGTGTAAAAGCTAAGATTCCCGAGCGTTTCGGGCTTTGCGTAGCGTCCACATTGGGGGCATTTCCTTCCGCCCTCAGTCGCCATAAATGTTCCGTAGTCCATGCCGTGATCCGGCTTGCTCCCAACGGACAACAATACATCGCTCGCAACCATGACCCGCTCCGAGTTCGGAGCGGGCTTTTCGTGCGTCACGGAATCACACGCGAACAATGCAGAACAACACGGTGCCATCAGTCCTTGTTCGGCCAAGAAGTTATTGAAGTCACTCCCTCGGTGCGGATTCGGTGTCATGGCGGGCGCGTCCTGCGTGATTTCGACCGTGAAGGGTGCCGCGTCCATGACGTTATGCGTTCGGCGCCTCCATATTGTAGTTCGCAGCATCCAGCCGCATACGCGCCTCTGCGGTAATCCTCCAAAACGGCCAGCCGTTGCGGTTGTCTTCGGGCCGAACAAGCCCCTTAGCCTTGAGGACGGCCACAACGGCCATTGGATCTCTAGAGCAATGATGCAGCGCGGCCTTGATGTCTGGTGACTGCGCCTTGCCCTTCATTTCGGCAATGACTCCGAGGGCAATGGCTTCGCGTGCGCCGACTCCGATGGCGGCAAGCATTTGTCCGGCTTGAATTAGCGTTTGCATCGGTTTGAGCGGTTGATGTGGCGTTTTCGGTCGGCGTATTCTGCGGCTGCGAGGTTGAGCGCCTGCACGCCAGTCACCGCAAAGACCAGCGAAGGCCATGACGGCCCGGTGGCAAATGCTCCAATGATCAGGATGATGCAGCAGGCGAGGAGGATGCGAGCAAGCATAAGGCAGTTGCGCGCTTGAAGATCGTGATAGTTCATTATCGTTTCACTTTCAAGTTTTGGAATATGCGCAACCCTGCGACTTCCGGCAACTTGCCGTTGCGCTCGAAGGATTTCTTAAGTGCCGCCAGCACATCGGCCCGCTTTGGCTCGATCCGGCAGAGCTGCGGGAATTTTGCGACAAATGCCAAGATGTCCTCGACCTCGAAGTCGATCTCCTCGCGGACGCCGGCGGGAGCTGGTGCCGCAATAACCGCATCCGCTGCGGCGATCCGTGCCGCAGCGTAGCAATCCCGAGCTGCGGCGGCGTCAGCTTCAGCCTGGAGGCGCGCGGCTTCGGCTCGCGCCTCGGCCTCGCGTTGCGCTGCCAGTGCTTTTTCCTGCGCCTCACGTGCCGCCTTTTGGCCCTCCTCCGATTGCGCGGCCTCGGCTTTTAGTCGGGCGATCTCCGCTTCGTGCGCGGCCCGTTCCGCGACCTGTCGCTCGCGCTCGATCCGTGCGGCTTCGCGCTGCGCTGCCATCTCGGCTTCGTGGCGCTCGCGCTCGACGCGCTGGCGCTCCTGCTCGGCGGCGAGTTCGGCGATGCGCTTGATCCGCTGCTGTTCGCGGGCGTATTCGGTGACGAGGCCGGACAGGCGGGCCTCCTCGGCAATCACCTCGGCCACGAAATCGGATGCAATGCCGTCAATGCGTTTGCCCAGGTCAATGACCGGTGCCTTGACGATCTTGCGGCTGCTCTCGACCGCGTTGCGGACGCTGGCGAGGCTGCGGAGCCGGGACTGTGCGATGTCGCAGCTGTCGGCATCGGTAACGGCTATGACGGCGCGGGCGGCACTGATGATCGCAGCTTTTTGCTTCTCAGCTTCGGGCGTGATTGTGATCTGGTAACCATCTCCGAGGATGGCAAGTGCGTTGGTGCTCATGGTTGGTTGATGGTGTCGAGCGGCAGCTCGGGATGGGTGTCAAACGATGCTTCGAGGATCGTCGTGAGTTCGGAGAGCTTGTCGATAATGTCGTCAAGCTTGTCGATCAGTGCTTTTTGTGCGGTTGTCATGGTTGGTATTGGTTTGGTGTTGTCCGCGTGTAGGATGCGCGGCCCCCGGCACTATTTCAGCCGAAGATGTCGCCGTCGTCGGTGGTGGCAGGCGCTGCGGCCTGCACTGCCTCAGCCTTCACCGCCTTCGCCTTCTTCGCCGGCGGCAGCACCTCAACCTCTGCGACTGGTGCCGGTGACTGCGCGTCGTCAAGGATTGGCGGCTCTGCGCGGGCAGTCACGTTGCGCGGACGGTCGCCGATGTCCTCCACCTCCTCGGTGGCGTGCATCCCGTTAAGGACGTCGGGAGCGTAGAGCCGTCCGAAAAACGCGGCAGCGCGATAGCGCAGCATGAGTTCCGGCATCGTCTTCCACTTCGATCCATTTTTGGCGTGCCAGCCTTCCGCCTTGGCCATCGCAATCGACGCTGGCGGGCCTTCGAGTCGCTCGCCGGTCTTGTCGGTCGTCCAGGCGATGCACGATCGGTCGTCGCCCTCGCCAGTCACCTCGAAACGAACCGGAGCGAACCGACCGCAACTGTTAAGAGCAGCGATGATAAACGTCGAAGACCAGCTGGGCCGGCCGTGGATAATGTTGAGATTTTGCATCACCGCGAGCGGCGAGGCTCCGATGCGCTGCGCCATCTCCAGCGCCACGATGGCATTGCCAATGTTGTCTTTTCCTCGGTATTGCTCCGGGACGATGTTTGACGAGACGAGCGCCAGCGCCATGCGCTGGGCGGACTCAAAAGATGCGGCGTTGGAAAACGCGGTGGTGGTGGTGGTAACGATGTCGGTTGTCATGTTGGTATTGGTTGGCGTTGCGTTGGGGAGAAAATCAGGCCCATTTCGGGAGGTCAATCGTCAAGGGCGCATCGGAGTAGCCGGGCCAAGTGTCGGCATCTTGGCACCGACGGAAGGTGTCGAGATCAGTCTGGTATTCGATCCGGCCACGGCTGGTCATTGTTTCGCTGGCCACATAAACGGCCACCAGGTAGGGAGGCTCGGTCTCGACGGCGATGAATACAAACCCGCGCGGTGCCTCGCCGAACGCGGCCCGGTAACCGTCGCTATAAAACGCGGCCTGCACGTGGTAGCGGTATTGCGCGATTGATTTCGCGAACCCCTCAGGCGAGGCATCGCGAGTCGTCTTGAGATCGACGATGACGCCACGCTCGGTCACGGCATCCGGCCTGCAACGGCACGCGATGCCGTCGGCATCCCAGAATATTGACTGCTCGATTGTCGGATTGCCCGCCAAGGCCTTTGCGGCGGCTGGGTGGGATCGCACTGCGTCGCGGATCGCTGCGAGCTTGGTCCACTCCTCGTTGGTGATAATCTCGCGTCCCTTAGCCTCAATCTCAAACGCGGCCAAGTCGGCTTTGCCAACGCTGGTGCGGCGGTCAATGCCTTCGGGCCGAACGGCAGTCTCCTGCTCAAACAAGTCCGGCTCCAAAACGACGGTGTGGGTGAGGCTGCCAAGACGCATCGCGGGCGTCTGCTCGGTGGGGTTGGCCTGCCTCCAGCGGTAAAATGCCGGAGCGCGGCGGATGAGATCCAGCCCGCTCTTCGAGATCGCGGGCGAGGCGTGGTATTCGGCATTGGTCAGGTCGTGCCTGATCGTGGTTGGTGTGGTCATGGTTGGTAGGCGGATAAGCGCCGGGGATGGAACCCGGCGCGGTGGGTGGGTTAGGCCGCAGCCTTGTCCCATGCCATTTGGCGTTTAAGCCAGAGCTTTGAGAAAAAGTGGGCGTCATTGTATGACAGCCCCTGCCGATTGTTGCGACCGAGAATTTTGGAACCCTCCCAGGATTCCCAAGTCCAACCATTGAGGTCAGAATCGAATAAAATGAAAAGGTTGTATTTGGTGTCGGCGGTCATGGTTGGTGTTGGTTGACGTGCGGACCCTACCCCTCCCGCAGCGGAGTGCAACAAAATAAATCCACCTGCCTCAAAATAAAATTCCCGCCCCCTTGCAAGGGCGGGAATCAATGACACGCACGAATTACCCCGGAAAATGGATGCCCGCCCTCATCGCTAGCTTGCGCATTACGGCGTAGAGGGCGAGCTCGGTACCAACCAAGGAACCGGCCACAGAGTTTCATGGCTCAGCCAGTTGTCAAGCCGTCACTGGGTGGCCTGGAAGTGCATTGCGTCGCGGCCGATCAACCAGCCGAGGCCAACCCATCCCTCCCGCGCGAAGGCCTCCATTACCTCTAACGGCATCGTCGCCGAGACCGGCCACGACTGCGAGAGCCGGTTGGTATCTGCGGCCAAGTCGATCGCGGCGCCGCGAGCGTGGAGACTCGGCAGGCTGCCGCCTCGCATCGTGCGATTGTTATAAACTCCAGCGTATTGCGCGAGGATGTCGGGATGAGACTTGGCCAGTGACTCCAGCGCGCGCTTGAGGCTGTCGGCAACCTTGTCATGGCATCGGAGGCTCTTGACTGGCTTACCGTCATATTTCAGGCCGAGTCCTTCGACGTTGACGCTGACCAGTTTCGACTCATCGCCGGGCGAGCCGTAAAATCCCTGTAGCGACTCCTGCGATGGTCGCGGCCAGTTGGATTCCGCAGGCATCAGCGATCGCAGATAGGACTGGCAAGCGGCAATGGATTTCGGCCCCCAAAAGCCGTCCACCTCGACGCCGATTTTGCTTTGGATTGATTTGATGCGGTCGCGTGTCATGATCTCTTGAGGCGTGAGGTAGCTGATTATCAGAGTCGGCTCCGGCGGGAAGATCGCGTCCCCGATCCGGCCAGCCAGCCAGGCCGAGAGCTCGACGAAAAGATTCATGGATTCTTCAGCACCTCCTTGACGGTGCTTAGGATCTCGGTTGCGCTGCGAAGGACGTTTGAGTTTTGCTCCACGACGGTGATGAGGCTCTTGCGGTCAGCGTCGCGCTCGTCTTCGCGCTTGTCCGCTTTGGCTTCGGCTTTGTCTAATCGTTTGCTCATCCACCACAAGCCAAGGGCAAGCCCGATGAGCGCCCCGAATGGACCTTGCAACTGCTGTATCCAGTCCGGTGCGGGGACTTGAGAGAGGAGATCGGGCAGGGCCTGGGAGCCGACGATGCCCGCCACGATCGCGGTCAGGCCGGACAGGGTATGGTCGATGACTGGGTGCATAAATTAAGACTCGGGCTCGGGCTCGGGCTCAGGCTGCGGCATGTCTGCCACCACGAAAGCGTCGTCGCCGAACTCAAGCGCGCGGCCCTGCGCGGCGAGCTTGCTGGCCACGCTGCGGATGTCAACGCGGCCGAGGCTCAAGTATGCCAAGCCAGCGGCGTCCTCGGATAAGGCAGCCGCAAAATTGAGCGCGCCGCCGGTTTCTTCGTGGCTGGCAAACTCGGCAAGCCGCTGCGCCAGCGGGCGGGCGTTAAGCCACTCATTGATCTCGGTAGTCGTCAGATCCAACACGTGGCCGGTGATCCTGTTGGCGAGGGTTATCGCGTTTCGGAGGTGGCACGCAAGAGCGCCTGCATCCGAGGAGATGGCGGCGGTGACGGATTCGGTAGGTGTGAGTAGGGACATGGTGTTTAGGATATTTTAGTTAGCCGCAGCCATGAGTGGGCGCTTCGGCTTGCTGTTTGAGCCGCATCTGTAGTGTTCTGCGCCCACTGGAGCGATAGAGACCCAGCACTCGCTCCAGTCCGAAATATAAGAAATCCCGAATAGGTATATCCAGAGGTTGCCGATGATGTTCGCGTAATCGTATCCAATAATCCGGTGGACCCTGTTAAATATAACGGTAGCAGAGTTGCCCCTGGTGTTGCGGCGGTCCCGCAATGATATTGGATGTGGGATGAGCAGCTGGTCGCATTAAACCGCCATCGGAAGCCCGATGATGCGCTGGCAAAAAGCGCAAAATTGAAATCAATAAGGTAATTGGTATTCGCCTCAAGCGTCATTCCTGCGAGTACACTGTCATCAGCGAGAGTGTTGTTGTTGCGGGTCGCTGATGCACTTGGCGCGCTCAACAGGGTTATCCCTAGCGACTCGTTAGCCGCTGCCGCCGTCGCCGCCCCAAACAGCGTCGCGCCGGTGGTCCCTGCGCCGAGGGCAATGCGGTGCGCGGAGGCTGCGCCGGTGCCGTAGGTGTAGGCGGTAGAGTTAAATGCTATGCTAGAGCCAGCCTCAAAGGTGCTGCCTACCAGTGGGTCAACGGCAAACATTCCAGCGTCAAAAGAAGTTGAGGCCACAAGGTCTGAAAACTGAGCCCCGCCACTTGCATCCCGCAGCACCAGCGTGTTGGCCGTGGCGGCCGATGCGGACAGTCCGTTGACCTTTACGATTATTGCGCCATTGGTGCCATTAGCCCGCTCGACTCGCGCCACCGGTTGCGCCCGCCCTGTCGGTGGTGTCACGGCAAGCCCGCCGCCGGCTGCAACGTAAAGCTCCGCGTTGATGCTATAGCCCACCGTGTTGAGTTCGGTGATCGTGCCAATGATTACCATGTGACCGTTGGCGTTGTTCGCGACAGCCGCGTCCATGATGCCGATTGCAGGCATTTTCGCGGCGTTGCTGGCGTCGGCCTTGGAAACGATGGGAATCAGCGTCGAGCCGCTGCCGTGCGAGCCTGAGACGTAGACGGGATCGCCCTTGGCAAGTGTCTCGCCTGCGCGGACATGGCCGTAGACATTTCCGGCCAGGTTGCCGTGGATGTGATCGGCGGTGAGAGTTCCGCTGACGGTTGCCGTCGCCGTCGTGACGTTGGACAGCGAGAGATCCGCCGTGCCATCGCTGGTTGTCGCGCTGGTGATGGAGCTTGATCCGCCACCAGCCGGTCCAGCCGGTCCACGCGCTGCGGTGTTGATTTCGGCGATTATCGTCTCGTCCTCAACCACGATGGTCGCGGTGATCGTTTCGACGTTGGTCGTGAGATTCGCGGTGACGCTCATGGTGTCGAGTCGGCTATGATGGTGATCGTCCCGACCATGTAATCCTGCACACTTGGCGAGGCCGCACTGCTGGTCGTTTCAACCGCCCAGGAATGGACGCCAGCGGAAAGGGTGAGGCGGGAGATTGGGTTTACGTAAAACTCCCATGCGTTCGCGTCGGTGATGGTGATTTGCGACGCTGCACTGGTCAGCGTCAGTGACTCAGCGCCGGTGAGTTTGAACGTCATCTTCACGGACGCGAGGCTGTCATCGAACGTTGTGCCGTCCGATGACAGAGATGCGGTCAGACCGTCCCATGTCTTGTCAGTTTTTGCTTCGGGGAGAGTGAAGAATGCAGGTGTCATGCGTTAGGTGCTAAAAAACAGAGTAACTAAGGTTTTGGAGTATCCCGATGAACCGGTTAAGGTCAGCGTTCCGCCGCCGGTTTGCATGGTGTCCAGCCCATCCTCAGGGTCAGATGTGAGCTTCTGCACGATTTCTCCGTTGTGGATTATATCCTCAAACCCGTCCGATGATACGATGGCTGCCCGTCCCGGACCCGCTGTTCCTTTTGCGCAAAATCCGTAGACGTTTTGAGCAGCCGCAAAGTTTGCGCCCTCAAAATTATCACCCGAATAGCTTGTTCCGCTGATCCGGTAGCATTTTGCGGGGTTGACTCCTGCGGTTGTGCCTACGCTCGTCGCGGCTGGCGTGATGCCCGTGCAAGTCCCGTTCGCCAAGCTAATGTTGAGAGTTGAATCGTTGTAGCGTGCAACCGTTCGGGTCAGTGTGATTGCCGTTGTCGATCCGCCGACCGTGTAGAGCGAGGCAATCGCTGAAACGGCACCAAGCGCGGTTCGCACTTTTTGCGCCCATGCCGATGCGGTGTCGGTGTTGAGAACCGCAACGGAAACGGTCAGCGGGCTTCCAACGATGTCGTCACCGGTAACTACGACGGTCGCGTTTCCGCTCGCCGTAATCGTTCCCGCAGCGGTCGCGGTTTCAACCTGATTGACGCCCGCGCCGGTGATCGTTGCCGTAATTGCCTCAAGGTCAATTTCGACATCGTGGCCTGTGTCCAACTCGATTCCCAGAACAATGGCCTCTGTTGCGCTTGCCAGCGTCGTCACCGTCTGACCCTGCCCGATACTGAGCGTGCCGGTCGTTCCCTCGCTTGTAGGCTCTGCGTTAGCCTGCAATCCGTAATAGGCGCGGGCGGAATTTGCGGTGATTGCCATGGCGTTTTACTATTGTAATCGGGTTGCGTTTGCAAGGATGGATTCCCGCCTTTGCTTTTGGGTGGTGTCAAAATCAGTCTCTGGCCCGCACGATCACCTTGGCGACGGTGTTGACCGCTGCGCTGGTGATGACGAGGTTTTCAAGCAGGTCAGTGCGGCCTGGGACGCTCCAAGTCTGGAATCCGTTGGAAACGCTGACCGTGTCCTTGACGATGGTGGTGATGACTGCCGTTACCGATCCGCTGGTGCAGGTCACTTGGACGCCGTGGATGGCCGAGCAGGTCGGGATGGTATCGCCCAATGCGTCCACGCCGTCGCCGGTGATGACGACTTTGTTGACTCCGCCGGTCAAGGTGCCGCTTCCGCTGACTGAAGTGTTACTTGCGGCTTCCGTCAGGGTGATTGCGTTGCCGTAGGTGCCAGTATTGGCGGCGGAAATTGTGACGACGCCGGCAACCGAAACGGCATTAACAGCGGGATCGTTTAGCTCAATCTTGCTGGCTGCGTTGCTCGCCGTTGCGGTTACGTTGGCTCCGATGGTGATCTGGGTTGCAGTCGATGCCGACGCTTTGAAGGTGTAGGTGATGGCGTTGACGGTGATCGTTTCGTCTGCAACAGGCGCAGCGGTGAATGTGATTGTCCCGGTTGCTTGGACTCCCGCCACATCGCCAGTCGCGGTCCCGTTGTCGAGGTTGATCGTCACCGCGTCTCCGCTGCCGTCGAATGCGATGTTGACCTCATAAGCGACATCGGCAAGCGGCATGGATGCGCGTGTTTGGTTCCCGACGGTCCCGGTGAATCCGGTGCTTGCTTCGGTTTCGGTGGCCACAAGGCCGTAGATTGATGCGTGGTTTCGTGAGGCCATGATTGTAAATGATTATGGTGTAAGCTCGAAAAGATCCTGCTCGACGAGTCCAGCTGGGGGAATTCCGCCAACGTCTGGATTAGCATTGCCGACATAAAGCCCATTCCTCCAGTAAAGTTTTTGCTTTAGGGATGGTGCCCATGTCCAAGTCCCTCCAGAAATCAAACTTGAAACGTCGAGGTAATAGATTGAAAGATTGAGGTTTTTTCCGGTTTGCTCCTTTGGCGTAAAAGCGGCAACAAGACCGTCAATAACTTCAATGTCGAACAATCCAACGTCTGAATGGATTTCATTAACGCTGTTTCCGGTAACTTCAATATACCCGCGCTTTTCTCCGTCTGCAAGTTCGCCTGATTCCTTTTCCTCGACTTTGATTTGAGCGCCTGTTTGCCGCTCTGAAATGGTTCGCCACCGGATATAGTCGCCAGCTTCTTCAGCTGGAATGGCGGGCGTCCCGGGCGTCACCACTGTTCCTCCTGCATCAGTCACAGGCGGAACCGCTGGAACCGCTGGCGCAAGCGGTTCGATGATCGCCACGCCAGGTGTCTGCTGTTGCAAGACCGTCCGCAAGTCGTGCTTGTCGAGCGCCACATCGTAACCCTTGTAAACCTCTTGCCGGCCAGCCTCGCTTTCCTCGCCAAGGTTGAGGATCTCAATCAACTGGTTCGGCATCTCGCGGTTGCCAGTGATCCGCCTTTCGGCAACGGGGCGAGCTGGTGTGCCTCCGTCCGATTTGGTCTTGAGGATGAGAAAGAAGTAGTCGCCTTCTTCCTCGTCGCTTTCGGGTGACAATCGGATGTGGTGGATGGACTCCTGCGCCTCGTCGAAAGCTTCAACTGTCACATCGCCGTCTTTCGGGAATCCGTCAACGTCGGTCTTAACGCGGAGGTAAACCCACGACTCGTTTGCTGGAAGCGGGAGCTTGGGAATTTCAGTTGCCGGGTCAGTTTGCGGGATCGGCGGCTCCATCGAAACGCCAGCGATGGTCGGGACGATCCAGCCGGTAGTTCCTAGATCGCTCGCCTGCGCGGCGGGGGTGTTACTCTGGTATGAGAGATAGCCAAGCGTGACGCTGACTTGATACTCGGCGGGGTCGGAGTCGGGGACTTGGGAAATGGTCGTCCAAAATGGCGGCTTGCTTCCTCCCGCCGGCCCCCGCCCGACATTGGCCGTCGGCATCCGCGCTTCAAGCTGCCGGATCGCCGTGCGCGTCTCGTTAGCCCACGCCGCGAAGGTCGGATCGGTCGACTTGATGGCGAACGGAATCTTGACCGGGTTGGATCCTTTGCGGATTGGCGTCATGGTTCTTCGTAAAGGAATGTGTCATGCCCGCCCTTTTCGGAGAGCGTCCACTCAAGATCGGTTGTGAACATCTCGCCGTTCTGCTCCTGGAATGCGCTTGTTAGCATCCAGTCCCGTGTTCCTGCCGCTTCTGGCGGATCGCCTCGTGGCGTCGAGATGTTGCCAAGCTTGTTGAGCTGCGAGTTCGTCAAGCCATCGGTTCCTTGCGCTGATTCGGTCCATGTGATGACCGGTCGCGAGTAGGTGGTTTCTCCGCGTGCTATGCGTTTGCAGAACTCGATGGCGTCGCCGGTTAGTGTGATTGGCGCGCTAGATGTATCCTTCGCTGGAGTGAAAAAATCCTCTTCGTCGTAGGTTCCGACTTGGGTAAACTCCTTCGATGGCCGCAAGTTCCCGTTGATCAGTTCGCCTAGCGCCCACTTGAAAGAATCTGAGAGCGCAGCCCATTTAGAGTGCAAGGAAAGCGGCGCATCCTGAAGCTGGCCACTCAATCGGTATGTCGGGTCGGGTGCTTCGCCGCTCTCTCCGTAGGATGCTCCCTGCGCCCCGGAAAGCGATACTGATACAATCGTGATGTCGCCTTCTTCGCTGACAACTTCCGCCTCGACGACTTTTAGAAATGCCCACGAAAAGGAAAGGTCTGGATCAAGCGAGGTTATCGAAGTCCCCTTTGCGAACTGGCCGGTGACGTTGCTATTTCCCCACGCGGTGCGTCGGATGGCAAACGAGTGCCGCCCGATGTATCCGCCGTTCTCTTGGCGGGTTGCGGTGAATCCTGGTTGCGGAACAACGTCGGCAAACCCTAGTCCTTTGATTGTTGCGCTCATCGTGAAAACATTGCTCCTCGCTCTTTGCGTGCTTCAGCGTTTCGGTAAAGCATCACCAGAGTCTCTTGAGCGGTTCTGGTCTTTTTTGCCTCTTCCAATAATTGCGTTCCGCCGACTCCGCTTTTTCCTGTTAAGTTTTCTAAAACTTCCACGGCTCTCACAATGCTGCCTGATTCGCCTTGGATGGTTTCAGCCATCGACGTTCTAGGCCCCAGTATGCTGTTGATCCCCGCGTTAATGGCAGCGCCCGCCCCTTGGGTTGCTTTGTCTCCGGTGATGTGTCCTCCGAGTGCGATGTATCCACCGAGTCCGTCACGGATTAATGAAGACGCGCCGATTTTGATAGATGCACGGACACCCGCCATAATGGTTTCGCCGATTACTGTGCCCACTGCGGATAGCATTTCATGGTTACCCGCCACGGAATGCTTGATTGCAAGGCCTAGCATCGCGCCCGCTTTGGAAAACTTTTCCTCAAGCGTCGGAAGGAAATTGTTTGTCGCGTCCAGTGCGGATTTCAGTCCGTCGTTAAATCCAGTGCCGAATGCAACTTTGAGGTTATCAACGGCGTCCTTCATGTTCGACACCTTGCCTTTCGTCGTCGTAGAAAGCCGCTCCATCGCGCCCGCCGTTTTGGAGAAGACTCCCTGCAAAAGCGTCATCGCTTGCGTCTGCGTCAGGATCGGCTTTTCACCTTTTTTCTGTGCCGCTGCCAAAGCTTCAAACTGAATCTTCACCTTGCCGGTCATCAGCCCCAACTCTTGCAGTCGGCCAATGGATTCGCCCGCGCTGGTTCCGCTGGTGATGGCGTTGAAAAGCCGACCGAAATGCAGTCCGACTTCTTGGATCGGTTGGCCGGCAATCGCCGCTGCATCCCCAACCATTCGCAATCCCGCGCCCGTCGCAAGCATGTCGCCGCCAAGGGTTTGAAGCAACTTGGAAGTCTCGGAAAGGTTCGCCACCTCAAACGGAGTGGACGCGGCGAATCGTTTAATTTCTTCCATCCGGTCCTTGGCTTTCGCCGCGCTTCCAAGGAGCGTCTCAAATTGCATCGTCAGCGACTCGATGCCTGCTGCCTTGCCGGATGCGTCTTTAATGAATGCCAGTCCCGCGCCAAGAGCAACAGCGCCAGCGGCAGCGGCGGTAAGTGCAGCGCCAAGCCCGACCGATCCGACCGCGCTTCCAAGCTTGCCAATCACGCCGGCCAACCCGCTAGCCTGCACCTCAACGCCCGCGATAGTTCGCCGGAATTGTGTGGCATCAGCCCGGATGTTAATAGTCAGCGCCATACTAGGTCACAGTGTCAAAGATTGCTCGCGCCCGATCCCGCAGACTTGCGGTCGGCCCTTCCTGCTTCGCCGCTCCCTTGATCGTGCGAAGTCCTTTCCGGTAGAGCAACGCGTGAAATAGCTCGGCCTTTTGGTCGGGCGGAAGGTCGATGATGTAGGCGATTGGCCATCCGTATTCACTGGCGAAAAGGTCGATTTCAAAAGCTTCATCCTCGGGCGGATCTCCACGGTCTAAGGCTTTCCCGGCGAGTCATCGACTGTCACCTGTGCCGCCTCGGTTCGCTGGTTCACGGCTCCGATGTATTCCGCAACGGCGGTTAGATCCTCGGCGGAAAGTTCCATGTCGGCGGTCCCGACTTCGCGGTTGAATCGCGCCTCGTCGTTCACGGCGTCGAAGGCATCGGCGGGCGGCAGGCTGTAGATCGCAGCGAAGGCAACCACAAAAGCGCCCGCCTTCTCGTTCTCGTCCTCGACGTTGGAAAGCTGCGCCAGGATTCGACCGACGCCGCGCCCGAATGGCCGGAGCTTGGTCTGCTTGCCGCGAATCGTGATCGCCGGCGGTTCTGCTTGGAATGAGGTCATGTTGTTATTTTCGGTAGAGTAGCCGGTCGAGTTGGTTGATTTGGTCTTTCGTCATGTCCGCGCCGACGTATGCAGTCCTCCCTCGATGCTGAACGGCGGCAAACTGCGGGCCTTTGTCCTTGATGAAATCCACCATTACGCGGTGATTGTCGAAGGCGCACCAAAGGTAAGAGATCAGAGCATCCGGCAAACGTCGCTCAATCTCGCCAGGTGGAAGCGTCCACAATGCAAAATCCGCCGCTGCCGATTGTGAAAAGCGGAACTTGTATCCGCTCGTCCCGTAGGCGACTCCGATGATCGGGTGGCCGAGCTGCTCCATCGCTGCCGCCGTTTGCGTGTGGTGCGTCTCAATGAATGGAACCGAAGGCGCGAACAGGTGAATCGTTCCCTGCTGAATGTCGCGGACAAGTTCGGCGTAGCGAACGAATGCCGCTTTCATGCGGACAATCGGGCAATCTGGATTCGCTTTCGCGTATTCCTGATCGTCCCAAACCT